CGTAATTGTCACCTCAAATTGTACCGATTTTAGCAATCTTAAGATGGCCGATATTGGCGCTTTTGGCAGAAGAATTTCTTATGCCGTCAAAGTCACTCAATCAAAAAAACTCGATATTGCTGATACTGAACTTAGTATTTCAGAAATCAATGAAGCTTGGCAATTAGAAATGACTAATTTTATCGGAGGATCAGTAAATGCTTTGTATGTCCCTCAATATGACGATAAGTTTGCCCCTCATGGGCCTAACTTCTATCAGAAAGGACATGCTAAAGCAGGCGAACGACTCCCATCTTCTAGTCTTAGAAGAATTAGTCACAAATCTAACACCGAAACCTTCTGTCGACGTATTGTCGCTGATCTTATGGTTCAGGCTAAGTCTAAAACTTTTGCTAATCGAATGAATGTTTCGACATTGCAAATGATGGAACCCGAAGAAGAAGACGACTCACAAAGGGCATGGCGTTTGGCCTGCCAAGGCTGGGAGACCCAATTAACCAAGACCTTCGAAAATTTTTGTGAAGAACGCGACCTTGATCCTGAGGCTCGCGAACATCTTTTCCGCGATATTTCTGAAGGGAATCTTGATGTTCTTTACCCTGCCGTTGACCTTCCGCCCCAACCTGTCGTCCAAGACCCTGAAATCAAATCTCATGTAGATCGACAAACAGATCATAACCTTACTTGCGAATTCCTATATTCTCCTGAATGTGATGAGGAATCTTTTGTTCCTTTGTGGGAAGATCTCAAAACTTCAGTCTCTCATGCTAAAGAAGAGACCAAACAAGCTATCCAACAGGCTTGGTCCTCTGTTTCAGATGCAGTTAAAGACTCTAATATGAAAATAGCCCAAGATCACGAAAGGTTTGTTGAACAAGCAAAGCTCAATGATATTGAAGTGAAACGAACCATTGTTGAGACAGCTGAAAAGGTCAAAATTTCTGTGCGCTCTGCATATATTGATCTTCAGCAAACTGTTGAGCAACTCTCAGAAGCCACTGCAGATATAGCACCTGCTGGCATTGAAGAGATGAATAAAGAATTCGATGATTACTTTGGTGGCCGTGCCTACGGCAGTCTGGTTTTACACGTTCAACCTGAATCTTTGTGTGAAAGTTCTTATTTTTGCAATCCTAAACCTTATCAAGCCGATTTTGGCTGGAAAGGTTGGATAGGTTCCTGGGTTCAACCCACAGCAACTGATACTGTTACTGGTATTTCAGATATGCGAAGAACCATTAAACGTGATATAACTTCATATACTAAAAATGAAATTAAATTCCCTCCCGCTGAGAAGTATAAACGTTTCCATGCCTTTGCCGATAGGCATTTCCGTTTCCTTCAAGGAAACGATGAAGGTATTACAGAAAATTTTTCCCTTAAATGTATACCTACTAAGTTGGGCCCTGCTCATAGGATTCATGCTAATGATTTTATCAGGCTCTGTTTGAGATGGTTTGGTTCCTCTTTTAATACGGCAGTGTGGGATAAGATACTTTCCAAGTGTAAAACTCTTGGCTATCATCAAATTGCTTTTCATTCCTTTGAAGGCGGTTTTTCTGTAGATGCCGCCGATTTGGCAAATGCCACTCTTGTTATAGATATGGTTGATTTTTATGAAAGTCCCTTTTTATGCAATTGGTTGCCTAGTCGATATTCTGTTCGACTCCTACTTTTCCTTTATCTTGGCTTTGATACTCCGCTTGCTGCGATAGCAACCACAGCAGCTCTTCTGACGGCTTCTACAGCCGCCATCATTGCCATAGCCGTTTCTTATGGCTATAAATTACCTTCACTGTTTCAATTAAATACTCCTGACAAGATCCCTAAACAAGAATCTGATAATTCTTCAAGATATAAAAAACAAGCTAGACTCGAAAAAGAAGGTTCCTGGGTTATTTCACAAGATGAGGCCAATTATTATTATAAACACGGTCGTTTCCAGATGGGAAATGGTGAAGAACCCTCTGAATTTCAGATGCTCTCTAAAGAGTATCGTTCTCCCGATTGCCCTTACAATTTACATTCCAA